ATGAGAATTAGTAACCCTATGCTTGACTTGTCTACTGTAACTTTTGAAGATATAACAAACGAAGATGGTGAGAGAGTTTTATTAATAAGAGATATAAAGGCACCAAATAAAGATATGATGTCTAATACTCCACCAACAATAAGAACATTAATTAAGTTTGCTTCAGACAATAATTATGATTCTATTGCTTTTGAAAATGGCAACAAATTTAAAGGTTCAAAATCAGAGTTCTTTGATAGCGTTGTTCCTGAAGTTGTTAATGACATTATATCAGATATTAACCCAGGTCAAGGTGTGGTTTTAACTAGTGTTGATAATGTTGGCTATGTATCTGTTGATGTAACAAACCAAGTAACAAGTCTATCTGAGGATATGAGCAATCCATCTTCTAAAGAAGGATTTTTTGATAATAAAGATAAATTATTCTATACAACAAACCCTAAGTTTCAAAAATCTAACAGAATAAATTCTTTTAAAGAGTTTTTATTTGGACAAGAACCCCTTGGGGAACAGATAATTAGAGAACTTAAACCAACAGGAAATATACCTAGAGAGGTTTTTGATTTAGGTGTACAATCTAAAAGCAATATTGATGCAGAAAAGTTTGAGTTAAAAAAATTAATTGACAAACTTAGAAATATAATAGAAAGCAATCAGCAGAGTGGTAATCCAATATCATTAAGAGAAATAAATGATGCACTAACAGACCCAACTGCTAAAATAAAATCATTAAACTCAGAGCTGTCTCTATATGAGAGTGATTTAGAAACGCTGGATAGAAATAATAAAAGCTATGCTGCTGGTGTTGTTTTAGAAAAAATAAAAGACGTTGAGAAAACAATAAAAGAACTTAAGGATGGTCACGCAGGTAGAGCAACAGTAAAAGATTTAGATTCTGCACCTGAGCTTCAAGACATGGTTAAAAAAGTTAGAAGAAAAATAGACTCTTTAAGTAAGAAATTGAAAAGCGTTGTTACAGATGGTCTTGGGGTTACTATTGATGAAAACTTAGGCATATATATAAATAGACAATATAGAATATTTAATGACCAAAAATATAGAGAAAATATGGAGAACCTTATTAGCTCTATGATTGAAGAAAAAGTTAGAACAGGTAAAATAAAAGAATCTATAGAGGGATTCGAAAGAGAGTATAATGTTATACAGAGTGCTATGAATTTCTTTGCAGAAAAATATAAGAAGCACCTTAGCCAACAGGGACTTCCATCTGAGGAAATAAGTGAAGAGAGAGTTTTAAGGTTTGTTTCTGAGCTTTTCTTTAATAAGGATGAGAGAAGTGACTTTGTTTCATCTGTTCTTAAAACAAGAGATATTAATACCAGTATTTTTACCACAAGAAAAGATATACCTGATGCTATAAAAGATTTATATAGTCCAATAGAAAACCCTGTTTATAATATAGTCAATTCATTAACTAAAATGGTTGACGAATATGAAACAATGTACTTCAAAGCTTCTGCAGTTGAATCCTTAAATGGAACTTTTGTTTTTGATTCATCAAACAGACCTTTAGGTGAAGGTGGTAAGAAATATAGCAGCAAGTTTACTATAAAGTTTAACAACAAAACTTATTATACAACTCAAGAACTTAAAGACTTTATTGAAGGCGAAGAAATAACCTTTAGTAAACCAATGAGAGTAGCACAATTTGTTAATGGTGTTATAAAGATTGGTAAAACTATTTGGTCTCCAAAAACTCACGTAAGAAACTTCTTTGGTAACATGTATTTTGCAGCCATTAATGGACATACTCCTGGTTCAAACTTTTTAGAAAGCTGGAGGATTATGCAAAATTTATTCGAAAAAAGCACAACCCAAGAGAGAGAAGATATGTTTGCCACAATGATTAGAGCTGGAATAATAGATTCTGTTTATGCAGACGAGTTAAAAGCTATATTGAAAGATGGTAATTTAGGTAAGCTTGGAGTTGAGTTATTTGAGAACAATGCAGATATAGATGTTATAAAAAAGAAAAATCCTGGTATTTTAAAAACAATTAATGACTTTACAAATAAAGCTTATCTATTTGAAGATGTTGTTTGGAAGGGTGCAGGTTTCTTAAGTGAGCTTCAGTTATATTTAGATGCAGGTTATACTAGAGAACAGGCTTTAAAAGAGGCCTCTGACAACATAAGAGGAGGATATACTACATATTCTCTTGTTCCTAAATTAGGTAAAAGACTTAGAAGAACAATACTTCTTAGTGATTTCGTATCATTCCCTGCTGAAGTTTTAAGAACAAGTTTAAATTCACTTTATATAGCACAAAAACAGATAAGGTCAGGAAATAGAACATTAATGATACATGGCTTTAAAAGGTTATTTGGAATATATTTTGCAGTAAAAACAATGCCTCATATTATGACTGGACTAGCCACCTTTTGGGGTACAATACTTGAGTTTATTAAGAATCTATTTGATGATGAGCCTGAAGAAGGAGAAAACGATTTTATGAACTGGAAGCTCATGAATGGAAAACAAGATATAGTTGGAGGATGGGAGTTTTTTGAAAACCTATCTGATTATTACGACAAAAAGAAAAAATTTGACTGGGAGCAAACTGGATTAGATGATATAGATAGAGAAAAAATAATACAACTGTTTGCACCTGCTTGGATGAAATATGGAGATGTAAAACTTATCTCTGCTCAGTCAAATGAAAATGGACAATTCGATGGCACAATGTATGTATGGAACTCAAGCGATAATATGTCTGACGCTTTATGGAGGAGAGTTATAAATGCTCTTTCTAATACACCTGAAGATGACCCTACGTTTAGAAAATATAATTACAGAGGAGACGTTCTCCCTATGATAGATGATGTTTTACACGCTGCCATTGAACCTTTTGTGAATAAAAGTATGTTAACTCAATTAACTGAAGAGATTATACAAAACAAAAAACAATCTGGAGGTAATATATCTAGCGATGACGATTCATGGTTTGAGGTTGTAGGTAAAAACTTTAAACATGGATTAAAAAGTGTCGCACCTGGATTTGCTACACAAATTTACGACCTAATGGAGAGTTGGCAACCTGATTTATTTATGAGTGAAGAGGAATTAAAATACAGTAAAAAAAGTTTTTTACATGAAGCTATGTCTTTCACTGGTAATAGATTCTCTAGATTTAATATACAAGAAAACTTTAATTATAAAGTTAGAGATGTTGTAACCAGCTTAAATGAGCTAAGACCAAAGGGAGAAAGTAGCAGGAAAATGAAAAAATATGTCAAAAGACAAATAGAATATTTAGATAAATTATATATTTACTCTGAATTTTTTGGTATAGAAACAGAAGGGGTAAAGAAAGCTTTAATGAAAACTATGGATGATAGGTTTGATACAAACCAAAGCAACAGAGATAATATAATTAGTCAATATGTTCGTGGATATGGTTTTGGAGAGGATATATACAACTTCTTAAATAGAGATAGGGTTTCTGTGCCTGACTTTGAAACATGGTCAAAGTCTAACGACTGGTCAGAGTTTTTGAAAAATTGGCAAACAGAACAAATACAAGAAACAATAGAAAAAGAATTAAGTGAATAACTATGAAACTAGAAGTAGCAAGAATATCAAGTGGACCAGATTCCACATCAGGAATATTATTTATAATAGATGACGCAGCAGATAGTCCCCATAGCGAGGGCTACAGATGTAAAAAAAGTTTTGTGTGTTACACATTAGAAGATGAAAAAAGAGATGAGAAAGTATTTGGAGAAACTAGAATCCCTGCTGGGACATATAAACTTAAACTCAGAACAGAGGGTGGATACCATCAAAAATATTCTAAGCGATTTCCTGATATTCATAGGGGCATGCTTCATGTCACTGATGTTCCTAATTTTGAGTATATTCTCATTCATTGTGGCAATACTGATGAACATACTGCAGGTTGTTTACTCGTTGGTGACTCGCAAGAAAACAATCAAATAATGGAAAATGGATTCATTGGAAAGTCCACTCAAGCTTATAAAAGAATATATCCAAAGATAGCAGAAGCACTACTTAATAACAAAGAAGTGTTAATAACTTACAAGAACATTGCATAACTAACAGATATTTTTACTATCTTTAGCTTGTGTTTTTCATAATGTTTAGTTTTGGGAGGTTGATTTGATTCTGTATTAGGTCTCCTCCCATTCTTTTAAAAATTTAAAATGAGAGATTATAAAGACGAATATAAGAAGTTTCAATCTAGTCCTAAGCAGAGAGCTGATAATAGGAAAAGGAAGAGGGATAGATATAAACTAGAGAAAGGTGGAAAAGTATCTAAGGGTGATGGAAAAGAAGTACATCATGTTGGTGGTATAGATTCAAACAAACTAAGCATTACTTCTCCAAAAATAAACAGAAGCAAAAAGGGAGAAGGGGGTAGAAAAAAAGGAATAAAACATAACTACCCTAAAAAAAGAAAGTATGTTAATAAAAGAAAAAAAGACTAAGCAACTTGGGATGAATCCCAGCACTGCTGCTCATAGGTTAAAAAAATCTATACTATTTAGCTTTGCAAAACAACTTGGACACAACTGGTGTTATCAGTGTGGTGCAGAAATAGAGGACATACATAAATTCACTATAGAACATAAAAAACCATGGTTAGATTCAGATAATCCTTCTGATAACTTCTTTGATTTGGACAATATAGCATTCTCACATGCGAGCTGTAATTATAGAGCAGCTAGAGTTAAAGATGGTATGCCATGTCCATCAGTTACAGCATATAGAAAAGGTTGTAGGTGTGATGGGTGCAAAGAGGCCAGAGCAGAATATAGAAAGCAAAGAAAACTATTAAAAAAGAAAAATGACTAAACCAAGTTTTGTAGAAAAGGCAAAGAGCATTATTAAAGAAACAGCCAAACACATGTCAAGTGGTGCAAGAAATGTTTCAGAGGAAGAGTTCATCAAGAGAGCTGAGATATGTGACTCTTGTGTTCATTTTATTCATAAAACAACAACTTGTGGAATATGTGGATGCTGGATGCATGTAAAAGCTAAATGGAAAACATCACAATGTCCTAAAGAAAAATGGTAATATGAAAAGAATGGGTTTTGGCTTTCAGTTCTCTAATGGAATCTTATTTGGAATAAGACACTACGAGCCTGATGAAAAGTGTGATTACTATGAAGTACACTTTTACTTTGGGTTATTTGTTTTTTTTATTACGATTGAATACTAAACTCTAGACTTTATAGAATTTACTTTAGCCTGAAGCTCACTAACCTTAGATTCAAACCTTGCTCTTTTTATTTTTTTTCTGAGAGTATTAAGCATTGTTAGTTTTTCTCTCCACGCTTTCTTTTTCGCATTAGCTTTTCCCATCAGTTTTTTCAATTGGTGTAAACACACCCTCCTCTAAATTAATTGTACCATCTCCATATTTCTTCTTTAGTTTTTCTGTAAGTTTAGCTTCTTTAGATTGATTGCCTTTAAACTTGGCTGTCATATCGTTTTCTAGTTTTTCAAGTTCTGTTAACCTAGCTTTAACAAGTATGATGTCCATTTTGATTCTTCCAAAATCAAATGTCATTCTACTGTTTTCTGCTCTTAAGTCTTTTATTTCTTTTAGTTCTTTTTCTTCAATTTTTATTGTTTCCATTTTCTTTAATTTTATTGTTAATTTTTACCTTCTCGATGGAACGACCAGCGAAATAGGCTGAATACACGCAAAGTAGCAAAGTTTGATAAATTGGGACGTATGCTGGTGAAATTGAAAACTCACCAAGATTCCCATCAAACACTGATATAACCACAAACACGAATGTTAAAAATATTAATGTTAGTGGTCTTATATTTGCTGGTAACCATCCAGCTTTAGCGTCAGCTTCCCACCTTCTCGTTACCTGTTCTTGAGCACTAGCTTTCGCATTCTCAATCATTGTTTTCATCTGCAGTTTCAGAGATAATTTCTCCTCCTCTGTTGTTACCACCTCATCAATAATATTTGAAGCATTACCAATTAGTGATTTAAATAGTCCTCCTAGCATCATGTTTTGTTTTGCGTGAGTATTTCTTTTTATTTTTATATGGCTTAGACCTTAAGTCCATTCCATTATTCTTAGCCTCAATTTCAGAATCTCTTCTTGTCATTTTAGCTATCCTTTTTTTATCTGCCTCTGATATTTTAAGTTTTTCCTTTATCATATCAATACATTGAAGTATTTGTTTTTTACTTCCAGGCATGTAAAGTTCGTAATTTAAGTTGTTTTTTACAAGGTATTGTTTAAAAAGTTTCCATTTTAAATTAAAAACATCTGTCTTCATTCCCTTCACCTCTATTATCCATCCATCCTTAAGGTTTGTGAAGTCAGGTAAGTAGGTTGTGGACCTGATACCAGTCAAGGCCTGGTCAAACACCAACTTACCTTTCTTCTTTCTTTTCTCTATACTAACACCTTCATACCTAAACTTGTCCATCAGTATAAATTTTTCCTTTTCGTAGTCAAATTTTATACCTTCTTTTTTTAGTTCTGAGTAGGTAAAGGCTTCAAGTCTAGACCTAAATTCTATACCATCAATCTTAGTAATCTGAACATTCTTTACCCTACCTCTAGTCTTCCTATTTTTCATAGTCTAATATAGGAACATTAGAAATATATTCCAAACCACGCCATTCTGTGGAGCTTTTATACCAGCCTGTTTCATTGTTGAAATTATAAAACAAAACAGCCATATCTCCACTCACTTCCAACCTGTCCCCAAATGGAACAGCATAACAATGGTAGCCATCTGAATCAAGACCTATATATATAGCAGGAAAACTATTCCCTGTGTCTTTGTGTTTTCTATATATTCTAAATCCCCAATCAGTTATGTGCATTAACCTTGAGCCTTCAGAAATGTAGGAATTAATTTCCTCCCCCTCTGACCAGTCAAAATTAACAGTTTCATTTACACTGTAAACTCCAGTCTTAACTTGTGCAAACCCTTGAAACGACAAGAGTATAAACACGAAAAAAAATGCTTTCTTCATAATAAATTAAATTAAATTAGTAATAAATTAACTACTCGTCCAGAGAAACTTCCTCTGGTTTTTTTACACTAATACTTTTACTCAGTATTATTTCTAAGAAATAGTCGTAGTGTTTATTGTAATCTTTCTCAGCGTCTTCTGTATATTTTGCACCCACGTAATTATCATAAGTTTCCTCGTAAGGTGAAAACCCCATAGCTTCATATTTTTTTTCTATTTTCTTTTGAGCTAGCCTTCCTGCCAACTGCTCTGCATGTATTTTAATTGTTGTATAACACATAATATATATATTAATTAATACTCAGTTAATATAAGGGCACCTGTCAAAGAACACAATTTGAGGTTGGTGATGACCAAATCTAAAAACCTCACACAGGCACCCTTATTTTAATGTACATCATTGCTCATTCCACATTTCTCTCTCCATTTCCATCCAGTTATTTTAACATCAACATTTTGCGTTGACTTTACTATTCTTTTCATTCTAGATATTAAAAACTCATTGTCATTTAATTCTTTTAAAGTGTCTCCAATTGCAGCAGTAACGTATGTTTCTTTATTCTTTTTTTGCGTGTCTTTTCTAACACCCTTCACCATTCTCCAAGTGTTCCATTCGTACTCAAGTTCAATGTGCCATATTTGTTTTCTCATTTTGTAAATATCTGTATATCCTCTACGTGACACATTTTATTTCTGCAAGTGTAGTGGCCCACAATTCCATCACCCTCCAAACCATAATCATCATAATCAAAGTCAGAGTTCCATAGCAATTCCTTCCTACATATTGAACAAATTATACCTTCTTCTTCATCTTCCCTATATAACATAAGTCTATTGTTTTAATTTTTGTAAATAAATCTTTAGCCCCTGGCCTGGTTGCCATCTCGTAGAAATCCCAACCTTTAACCTTGTCTATACATTTGTCGTGAACAAACTCTTGTAAGTCATCTTTTTTAACCTCTATCCAATAATCTTCTGTCTCAAAGGCAAAACCATCTGCCTCACCATAGAGCCATCCCCTTTTACCTAAAACATTCTTAAACTCAACAAAATGTATGTTCTCATCGTTTTTTTTAATTGCTTTAACATCTATCTTAACTCCATTTATTTCTAAATCCCAATGCTCACTGCAATCTTCTTCTTCTGTTGGGAGCCTTACATTCTTATAGAGTTTAGCATACTCTTTTTCAGCACGCTTGCCCCTTATCATATCTTCCTTTTTCTTTTTTTTACTCTTGTATTTCATGAAACTTAGTTAACTCCCTCTGAAATTTCAATCCCAGAACGCCTGTTCCAATATTCCTACCTTTAGCAAATATAATTTCTGCCAATCCTTCTGTGCTATTTCCTTTATCATCCTGCGTTATACCATAATACTCTGGTCTATAAACCAAGACCACAACATCTGCTGCTTGTTCTATTTCTCCTGACTCTCTTAGGTCAGCTATAGTTGGTCTACTTTCAGACCTTTGACCTACACCTCTGTTCAGTTGGGATAGAGCAATAATAGTTACATTAAGTTCTTTTGCTATATTCTTTAGTGCTCTAGCAACCTCAGAAACTTCCTGCTCTCTGCTCCTCCCTTTTTTATCGTTAGATACTAGTTGTAGGTAGTCAACCATAAATAACTTCACCTTCTTGGTTATAACGTATTGTCTTATCCTGTTAAGAAGATGTTTTAGAGAGGAGGAGGAGCATTCATCAACATACAGGGGTACTCTTTCTATTCTTCCTACACTTTCATATATTTTACTTAATTCTGTTTGGTCTAATGTTCCTTTCATTATCCATTTATTATCTATTCCTGAGTCAGATGATACAAGCCTGCTCAGTAGCTGTTGTGAACTCATCTCATAAGAGAATAAGCAGGTAGGTGTTTTACCATAGAATGCACTATTAAATGCAAAGGCAAGGGCAAGAGAAGTTTTCCCCATTGAGCTAGCACCCCCCACGATGACTAGGTCAGTCTCTTGCCA